GGTTCAACAGGAACCAATATTCACGCTTTCAATATCTACAATACATTAAAACAAGAAATGTTGCTTTACACTAATATTAAAAATTGTAATGCTGTTGTAAATATGACAGGCGCTGGTCAACAATATTCAGATACACAAATTGCACACTTACCAACAGCACAAAGAACAAGTCCAACTATTTCGCAACCTGCGTCATTAACAACAGGAGCGGTTGCTAGTTCAAATAGTTTAGAGAGCTATATGTCCACACTTGCAAACACATATAATACTGAAAGAGGAACAACTTATACATTGACAAAAACTATTTGCCATTCAAGTTGCCACTCTAGTTGCCACGGAAGCAGGAGCAGAAGATAATGATTGAAACTATAGTACCAATTGAATTGAAAAATTTAAAAAAATATTTTGAAGATAAAACTGAAACTTATAATATAGATTATGAAAAGAGTAAATTAAAAGGTGCTCAGTTCTTAACTTATATAAGCAATTTAGATATACCTTGCGATATATCAAACTATGATGATGAATTACTATTAGCATATTTTGAAACACAAATGTTAGTAAATATACCGATGTTAGAAAGAGTTGCTATGCAAGTTCTTTTTGAACATAAAGGTTTAATAAAAAATGTAGTTCACGGTGCTTTTATTTCTCAAAATTTAGAAATAATAGAACAATGGGCAAACAAATTAGAAAGTCTACCTTTATATAATATGTCTATCATAGGAGAAGGTGCTTTTAAAGACTTTGTTGATAGTTATCCTAAAGACGATAGTAATGATGTAAAAGGTATTAACTTTGTTAGTCTATTGAAACATAAAGATTTTTATTTTTATTATAATAAATCTAACGAAAAGAATGTTAGATACTATACTAAATACTTTACAGAATATATGTTTAAAGGCAAAAGTCTATTTGATTATTGGGGTGTAAAAGAAAACCCTATGTTTTTGATGACTTGGGCAGTTGCCGAAGGTAAATTTGATATTAAAAAATATAACCAAGCTAAAAAAGAAGATATAGGAAACTTAAATGCTACACCTGTTTAATAAAGTTTATTTACAATTTGACGATTCAATAGATTGTCATACACATAGATATGTTATTTCCGAAGAAAAAGGAAATCCAATGTTATCAGAATTAGGTAATGCTTATAGAGGCACACTAATTAACTATGCTAAAAATAGAAATGAAATGACAGGTAAGTTTGATGACTTAACTGGTTTCTTTGAAGATGTATGTCAGAAACAAAAATCATTGAATAGTAAAGTTGTTATATATTGTGATACACAAGCATTTTTAGAATTATCTGTTATATGGTTAAAAACTATTTTACCTTTTGGCGATAGTGATAGTATTGTTAAATACCTAGACATACATTTACACAACGAAAGAATTATTGCAAATACACAATGCCAACCAACACATATTTTAGACTTAACTAAACTAAATGCAGGTTTAGGAAATGTTAAAGGATATGCTGATGTTTTACCTACTTTAGAATTAGATAGAATCAAAGCGCTTAATTTAAATTTCTCAATTGAATTATTGCTTGGAGAGTATTTTGCTGGTGCTGATACACACGAAGATAATTTACTTTCTTCTTATCATATGTTCTTACAAAGATTTTATAAAGAAATACTAACAGATGTTAGAGAAGATACTTTATTAAATCTTTTAAATAGGTCGCAACAAACTGCTGTAGGTTATTCTGAAAGTGATGTTGTAATAAATGCTGATAATCCTTTTGAAGGAATTTCAGAATTGTCTGCCTTTGCTGATGAAGAAGTTTTTACTGCTAGACCTGTTGCAAATGCTGGATATGTGAATACAATAACAATAGATAATTTGTCAAGTGAAAAACAAACTGCATTAAAAAATTTAATTACTACAATACAAACTTTACAAAATATCCCAAATCCAGATTATTCAATGGCACACTTTGACAAGGCGTGTAATACTTCTTTGTCTAAAAGTGATTTTGATACAATAATTAATGAAGCGGTGACGAATAGTCCATCTTTGGCGTATATTCCAAGATTTGATGTTGGTAATGTTAATTACTCATTTATTCAATATCTTCTTTCTTTAAAGAAAGATAATGATTCAGATACACTAGGAAAATACAGACTATTCGCAAACTCATAGGAGTTTAAATGCGAGAGTTTTTAATAGACCCCAAAAGAGATCCAGAACAAGAGTACACAATTCATTTATTTGAATTTTGTAATTTAAGATGTGCTTTCTGTTGGCAAAACCACGATGACACGGTTGGAATAGATACCGTAATCAATAAAATAGTTCCTGTAGAAAAATTTATCAAATCCGAAATGATGATGAAGGTTGTATTTAATATTATGGGTGGTGAAGTCTTTGCACCTGCAATCTATAACAAAGAATTAAATCAAGCATATAAAACTTTATCAAAAGGCATACAAAAGATATGCGAACACTATGAGAAGAAAGTTAGAATTAATTGGGTTACTAATTTGATTATGAGTGATGAAGGTAATGACTTATTAAGAGATTTATTAAGTTGGTCCGAACACGAAGGTATTGAAGCAACAATTACTACAAGTTATGACCCGAGAGGCAGATTTAATAAAAAAGATTTAGAACGATTTAAACAACAAGTAATCTATTGGGGAAAAGAAATAAAATCTTTTTCAATGTTAATAACTAAACCAATGATAAAATATCATTTAGAAGAAGGCGACCCATACTTCAAACATTTATATAATGAAGGTTATGAGATTTACTTTGATTATTATACACCAGACCAACACGCAAAATATTTTATGCCAAGTGATACAGAATTATTTAAGTTCTTTAAGTATATAATAGATAACTATCCACAATGTTCTCCTGTAAGAGAATGGATATTTAACAAAAGAAATTATGCTAGTTGTAGAACAAGTAAATTAATATTACAAGATAATACATTATGTCAATGTGGTAATCTTGTACAGGACCCAAAAGATTTAGTAATGTATAGCTCACCTATAAAGAAAAAGGACAATTCAATTATTGAAAATAAATTTTTAGAAAAATATAATTGTGCTAGTTGTGAATTTTTAGATAGATGTACTTTAGGATGCTTTATGAACCACGATTATAAATGGAGGGAAGAATTGGATGAATGTGTTTACAAACTTACGCACAGATATATTGAAGATGTACGAATACAAAGAAACTTTGTCGCAACCTGATATTTCAAAACTTAAAATTAATAATACAGACATTGAAATACAATTAGATGAGTTTCCAATTCAAAGACCATTTATACCTAGAATAGATGGCAGACAAGCACATTTATTTTTATGGTTAGGTAAGAAAGAAGAAGATATTGAAACTTATAATCTAGCAGAAAAGAATATAGGTGAAAAGATGTGGGTACATAATAAAACACCTAATACTTTTATAAAAGGTGTAGGTATGTTTCATATCTATGATGATTATGTTATAGTAGGGTCTTTAAAGTATCCTGGTTATATGAGAAGTAAAAGTCCAGTAGAAAGAAGACACTTAATAAGAACAATGTGGTGTGAAACAATTAATATATTTAAAGATAGAAGAATATTATGTCCTTCTGGTACTTATTTTGATTACTTACACTTATCTATGAATCAAATGAAAGCACAAAAGGAACCATATCATAGAGAGATAATGCAACAATTTGGTTTTCATAAAGATGTAATATATGAACACTTTTGGATTAGAGATAAAGATACTACAACTGGTTTAGATTGGATTAAATTATATGGAAATTAAATTTACAGATACAATAAATGTAATTGATGATTTTTTAACTGATAAAGAATTGATTGGTTGGTTAAAAGATGAAAGTAAAATTGATAGTACAATTAAAGGACAAGATACATTTAATCTTACTTATTCTCAAAATGAATTTGGTAAGATTGCAAATGCAACACTATTAAATTATTGTGCCTCAAATAATATAGACTATAATAATTTAGAGTTATCTAATTTTCAAAAAGGTAGATTAAAGAAGTATGATAAGTCTAGTGTGACCAATCATTTATATGAACCACACCACGACCAAGTTGAAGGTGCTTTTATTTCTGCAATCTATTATATAGAAAGTGATTATACACCTGAAAAATGGGTAGGTGGTGAATTAAGTATATATAAAAATCTAACTTTTGCTGAATATCCTTATAATACAATAAACATTAATCCTGTGCCTAATAGATTTATAATGTTTCCTGGGTTTTTAGTACATAGAGTTAAACCATACTTCGGAGAAAATCCTAGAACATCTTTAGTATTAGGATGGCAAGTAAAAGACCAACCAAAGACAGAACCAATATGGATTTAATAATTAAACCTACTGAATTATGTAATTTCAAATGTTCATTTTGTTCAAGTACTCAATTAACAAAAGAGAAAAAGAATTGGTTAAAACACGAACAAATATTTGAGTTCTTAACAAGATTTCCTCATACTAAAACTATTATAGTAAATGGTGGGGATCCTTTAATGATGGAACCTGAATACTATTGGAAGATTATTAGATGGTTAGATGAAAGAGACTATGCAACATCAATTTCTTTAACAACAAACTTATGGCCGTTCTTAAAGAAACCTAGTTTGTGGGTAGACTTGTTTAATGATAAAAGAATAGGAGTAACCACTTCTTTTCAATATGGTGGTGGAAGATTAAAAGGAGACTATTCAGAATTTACAGAAGACGACTTTTGGCAATGTTCAGACGCAATGTTAAAGTATTGTGATTATAGACCAGACTTTATTTCTGTTATAACAAGAGAGAACGAACACAACGCAATTAAAAATGTTGAGTTAGCAAAGTTTATGTCAGAAGATAACGAGCCAAAAGGTACTTTACATAATTTATATAGAGAAGAAAAGACAGGTGTTGAATGTAAATTAAACTATGCAATGATGAGTGGTGAGCAAAAAGAACCATTTTTATTATCAGATATATATGAGATATATACTAAAATATATAATCTAGGTTTAGCACCTTGGGAATTTAATACGAAACAAATGATGTTGACTATTAGTGATTGTAGTACGACTTGTCCTTTAAGTAGAAAGTGTGATGAAGGTATAAGATGTTTGCAACCCGATGGAGACTATTATAGTTGTGGTGCTTTTGGTGATGATAGAGATAAAGAAATAGATTTTAAAAGAGAAATGAAAGGTGAATTTTTTACACCATTACAAGATGACCTTTCATTAAATAGTATGAAACAAGGATGTTTTACTTGTCCAATGTTTAATATATGTAATGGTTGTAGAAAGACAATAAAAGATTATCAACACGCTGGAACAATAGAGAAACATTGTGAGAAGATGAAACGAATAGGACCTGATATACTAAAAGCAAATGGAAGTACTTTACAAATGACACCGTACATAAGCGAGGCACGATGATGAGAAGTGGTTCCAATATAGAAAATGTTTTAATTAATGGAGTTTGGCCTACAGCGGATCCAATGCCATTTAGATTTTTTGAAGGTGTTGAAATACCATTTAAAGAAATAGAAGGTTACAAAGTAGCAATACATACTCCAGAAGTTGAGAATGCTCTCAAAATGTGCCATACTTATTTGGGTGATAAATATATTAAACAATTGTCTAACAATTATACTTTATGGGGACAACCAGAAATTATTAATGGAGTAGACAAAGGTTCTTTGAAATGGCATAATGATAATAAAGAAGGAGCTAATATAGCTGCTCTTATCTATTTTACTTCTGCAAGTAATCCTGATACAGGAGGACAATTAGAAGTAAGAAGTGCTATTACAAAAAGTTTATCTGCATACTTGTACCCAGGCAAGACAGATATTATAATATTGAACCACAAAAAACAATGGGAACACAAAGTTGGTGCTTTTAGACCAATAGGTGTTGAACGAATAACAGGATATTTTGATTATAACATATGAGTGAATTAGATTTTTTTAAATTTATACAACAGATGGAAAAAGAAGTATACGGTATTACTCCATTATTTGAGGATTTAGATTATGACGAAGCAGAAAATTAATTTATCAATTAATCCATCTTATCATTGTAATTTTAGATGTTCTTGGTGTTATCTTACACCTGAGCAATTAGGTGATACTAAAACTATAAGTGATGAAAGATTAAATGAATTACTAGCAGAAGTTTCTGCTCATAGAGAAATTAATCATATTGATTTATATGGTGGTGAGATTGGTATATTAAAGAAAGAACAATTAAAGAATATAACAGAAGTTATTAGATTATATTATAAAGATAAAATCAATATCAACACAAACCTTTCTGTATTAAGAGAAGAATTTTTTTATCCTGATTATTATTTAAGTGTTAGTTGGGATATAGAAACTAGACAAGACTATCATAAAGTTAGAGAGAATATGGCAAAACTGCCAGTTGACTTTTCTGTATTATGTTTAGGAACAAAAGAAGTAATGTCTCACTCTAAAGAACATTGGTGGACTATGTTTAATAGAATTGACTTTGAATCTGCAAAAGCAAATAATGGCAAATCTCATTTTAAAAGTGTAGAATTAAAACCTTATAGTGCTAATCAAGCAAATGACCAAGGAGTAACCCACGCACAATTTGAAGATTATGTTTTAGAATTATTAGTACAGGAACCTAGTAGTAAGAAAGGTGAATATGAATTTGTAAATAAAAAGAAAGTAATTGCTTCTTTAAATAAAGAATACAACGCATTTAGCGATGACCATTTATATATTACACCAAACGGTAAGTTTGCTGTATTAGAATTTGATAAAGATGATAGAGAATACTTTTTAGAATTAGATAGTTTTAAAGAATACGAAGATTGGTGTATAAAAGAAAAAGAAAAAACAATATCTCCTATATGTAAAAAATGTGAATATCTAGGACATTGTTTAACAGAACATTATCAATATGTAAAAGATTTAGATAATGGTTGTAATGGATATAGGTATCTATTGGATACTTATGAATTTAAATATGGGAAATAGAGCATTTTGTATTGGCAACGGTCAAAGTAGAAAAGGTTTTAATTTAAAAAATTTAAAATCTCGTGGAGTAATAGTAGGTTGTAATTTTCTTTATAAAGATTTTGCACCAGATATATTAGTTGCAACTGACCATCCAGTTATGCACCACATTTATAACTCTGGTTATTCTTATACTGCTAAATGTTATTTTAGAGATTGGATGAAAATACCACAAGAAAATTTTGAGAATATGATAACAGGTTTCTTTCCTGACTATAGACATTTAAGAGCAATAAGAAAGTCTGGTCATCTAATAGAAAATAGTAGAGCAGGTTCAAATGAATTTGTATTACACGGATATAATGATAAAGAAACTGGAAAGAATATGGTATGTGTAAGTTGGTGTACAAAAGATTATGTCTATAATTTGACAGACATAATAAAGGATCCAGAACAAACTGGTTGGGCAACTGGTCCTGCAAGTGGTTATGTTGCTTGTAAGACGATTAATAATATGAAAGAAGTATATTTAATTGGACACGACTTCTATAGTATGGGTACAGGATTTAATAATGTATATAAAGGACAACCTTTCTATAAATCAGATACACACCCTAGTAATTACTATATACAGAATTGGATATTGCAATGGAAAAAATTGTTTAGATGGTATCATCATATTAAGTTTTATAAAGTAAATAGAAAAAGTTATTTAAATATCAAAATTCCTGAATGGGAAGATTGTAGAAATTTGGAGTATATAAGCTATGAAAGAATGGAAAATCAAACAAGAAGTCTACCATAGATTAAATCCTACTCACTCGGATATGTTAATGGATAAAGAAATATCCTTAATATGGGATGAACAAGAGACGGTACGATTTGCCATTAAACATTGGCACGAAAGGGTAGATAAGTTTATATATCCAGCAAAGAGTTATTGCGTAGCAGTTTGTTATGCAAAGTGGATTGAGAGAGATTATGGAGATAATTTTTGGGACTTATTAAATGACCCAAATTTATTGTATAGTAATGACCCTTACTTTGAAGTATATAAAGATAAGAAGCATATATACAATCCTATTATATCAGCTTTTCCTGAAGATGAAAGTCAAGGAATGATACCTGATATTAGGGATTGGTATGAAAAAGAAATAAAGTACGATACAGGTATTAGTATAAATAGTAAATATAAGGAGAAATAATTATGGCTATTAAGATAAATGGTAAAGAGTACGATGAAACGAAATTTGACGACAAAACTAAAAATTATGTGATTGCTCGTCAGGAATTGGTTCAAAATCGTGCAAGACTGGAGATTGAAGCGGAAAAGATTGAGGTATTGATAAGATTTTACAATGCTAAGATTTGTGAGTTCCTAGGAATTGACCCCAATGCTCCTAAAGAAACAACGACTGAAAATAAAACAGAACAAAAGAGTTAATTAGATGGCGGCGATTGCTAACCTACGAATAGACCAAGGCACTACATTTTCTAGTAATATAACATTGGCAGGAAGTGATGGAGCAGCTTGGGATTTAACAGGTCATACCGTAGAGGCCAAAATGGCTAAAGGGTATGAAAGTACAAAGACACGGACTACAATGACAACTGCTGTAGCGAATCCGACTACAGGAATTATCACATTATCACTAACTTCTGCTCAAACAGCTGCCTTGGACGCACCAAGCAGATATGTTTATGATGTAGAGGTTACTAGGACTAGTGATTCTGTAGTAACCAGAGTCATAGAAGGTATTATTACCGTTCGTCCTAATGTTACCGTCTAAATTCTCTAAATACTTCAAAATTGATTAATATTTGAATTGCCATTTGGTATAAATATTAACACAATAAAGGGAGAAAAGAAGTGTCTCAAATAAAAGCTAGAATAGACTCAACAATTAGTAGACCTCAACAAGTATCGGTTACTATGCCTGCTGGAGCAGCGTCTCAAACTGCTGTAACCAACGCAACATTAAAATTTAGACTATTAGCTGATGTAGACTCGTCTACCCTGGCTGATGGTTCTATGATTCAGTATTCTGCAACAAGTGATAAGTTTGTTGTAAGAGACGAAATCACAACTACAACAGGTTCTATAACTTTAAATGGTGGTTCATTTTAAAAAGAGAGAATAAGATATGGCAACAATAATACGAATAAAAAGAAGTGCTAACACAACCGCTCCTAGTACACTAAAACTTGGAGAATTAGCTTTAACTTATGGAACTGGAACTGCTGGAAATAATGGAGATAGATTATTTGCTGGTACAGGTGGGGTTGATGGAAATGGTGACGCAAATGATATTGATGTAATTGGTGGTAAGTATTTTACAAGTTTATTTCCTACAACAAACGGTGTAGTTGGTTCAGAAAAATTAATAACAACAGATTCAAATAACAGAATTGACCAAATGGTATTTGGTAACTCAAATACTGATTCAGGTCAAATTACATTTAACGAAGCATTAAACAACGGTTCAAACAATGTTGTTTTAAAAGCTCCGTTATCATTAACAAATTCATCTACACTTTTATTACCTGATGGTGCTGGAAGTGCTGGACAATTCGTAAAAGTAACCTCGGCAAGTGGTTCAGAAGCACAATTAGGTTTTGCTGATGTTGATACAACATTAACTTTAACTGATAGTACTGGAACATCAATTAACTATTCAACTGCTGACTCTTTATTACTTACAGGTGATGGAACAATTGATACTGCCGCTACTGCGAATACAATTACAATTAAAGTACAAGACGCTTCAATTGGAACAACTCAACTTACAAACTCTGGTGTAACCAATGCTAAATTGGCAAACGATAGTGTTACCATTGGAGGAACTGCTGTTGAATTAGGTGGTTCTGCAATAACAGACCTTACAAGTTTAACAAGTGTTGTTGTTGATGACTTAACTTTAAATGGACAAGATGTTTCAACAACTGCTGGAAACAAAGACATTACTTTAACTCCACACGGAACTGGTGTTGTAACCGTACCTAGTGGATATAAAGATAGAGCAGGTTTTGGTGCTGACGCTTTAGCTACTAAAGAGTATGTTGATGGATTTACTTCAGGATTAGATGTTAAAGATAGTTGTAGAGTTGCTACTACTGCTAACTTAACGGTTACTTATGACCAAACAAACAAAAGATTAGATAATGCTGGAACACAGGCCGCTTTATCAATAGATGGTGTTACCTTATCAGTTAACGATAGAGTATTAGTTAAAGACCAAACAGAAGCAAGACAAAATGGAATCTACAAGGTAACAGATGTTGGTTCTAACTCTTCTAATTGGAGAATGGAAAGAAGTTCCGATACTAATACAGGTGCTCAATTAACTGGTGGTTCATTTACTTTCGTTGAAGAAGGAACTGCTAATAGTGATAATGGTTATACATTTACTCACAATGGTATACCAACACTAACAGACAACACATTATCTAACAATACAGAATTACCAGTATCACAATTCTCGGGTGCTGGACAAGTAGTAGCTGGTGCTGCTCTTGTAAAAGCTGGGAATACTTTAGATGTTAATGTAGATGACGCTTCAATCGCTGTTGTGTCAGACGCTTTACAAGTTAAAGCTGGTGGTATTACAAATGCGATGTTGGCAGGAAGTATTGCTAACTCTAAACTTGCTGATCCAAGTGTTTCACTTGCTGGTGAATCTGGAACAGGTACGGTTAGTCTTGGTGGTACATTAACTTTTACTGCTGGCGAAGGAATTGATACGACTGCTTCAGGTTCTGCAATTACTATTGCTGGTGAGGATGCTACAACAACAAATAAAGGAGTTGCTTCGTTTAGTACTGATAACTTCACGGTAACAAGTGGTGCCGTTGAGGTTACTACTATTGATGGTGGGTCGTTCTAATGGCTACCGTTCTTAAACCAAAACGAAGTTTTACTTCCGCCGCTGTCCCTAGTGTAAGTGATTTAGAGATTGGCGAATTGGCGATGAATGTCGCTGATGGTAAGTTTTTTACAAAATTAAATGCGAGTACTATTAAAGAAGTTGGTGGTGCAAGTGCTGTTAATATTCAATCAGTATTAAATGCTGGTAATACAACAACTACTGACATATTTTTTAATAATGCAAATATAATATTTGAAGGTGCTACACCTGACGCCTACGAAACAACATTAACGGTAGAAGACCCGACTGCTGATAGAACGGTTAAACTACCAAATTCAAGTGGAACTTTGGCATTAACAGGAGATATTCTTGCTTTTGCTGTAGTATTTGGGGGATAATAAACAATGGCAAGTGCTTTTAAAAATGCTGGACAGGCAAATCCAACAACTGATGGTGTAGGTGCAAATGTATATACTGCTCCTTCTAATGGAACTGCCGTATTACACGCTGTTTATATCTCAAATAAGAATGCTGCTACTCAAGCAGTAGTAGATGTATCGGCAACGGTAGATGGTGGAACAACTTTTAAAAGTATTATAAAAGGTTGTATAATCCCACAAAATAACACTTTTATATTAGACAAACCAGTCAATTTAGAAGCAAATGATATAATAAGAGTAGTGAGTAATGTGGCAGATACAGACACATTTATATCTGTATTAGAGAACACATAATAGATTATAAATAGTATAAATATAACAAAAGAGGAATTATTAAATGGCATTAGCATTAGCAACAGGAGCTTCAACCGCTGTAGGAGTAGACGCTGCTGGTTTTCAGATTTCAAATGAATACGCTATGCACGCCCTAAACCGTGATGTTAATGGTCTTTTAATTTACACAAAGACTAAACTTGATAGTACTGATACTATTGATGTTAACGACGGACAAGGTTTTGGTTATAATGGTTTTGAAGGACTTGCAATAGGTAAAGCAAGTGATGGTACTACCGTTCAGAATACACTACAAAGTGATTATGATGAGAGTACAGACGACCATTATCAAACAAATGCTAAGTTTAGAAAGTATCAACAGGTTAGATTTGACCCATTGAAACTTTTTTATTTTATTAATGATGAAGGAATGTTAGTTGCGAGATACCAACACGACTATACATATGCTGCTACAGAAACGGCAACTTCAACAACTGGTAATAACTGGATACCCGCTGGTGGCGTTTATTATACACAGGCCAATCAGGAAAGGTATTTGTAAAATTAAAAATTAGAGAGAGATAAAAATGGCAGATTTTATTTTAGGTAGACTTAAATTTCACTTCAAAGGTGATTGGGTTACCGCAACCGCTTATATTAAAGATGATGTTGTAAGATATGGTGGAAATAGTTTCGTTGCAATGGCGAACCATACATCTTCAGCAGCTTTTGAAACAGACCTTACATCAACAAAATGGAAAAAGATGGCAGCTGGGCAAGACTGGAAAGGTGCTTGGGCAGCTACTACATTTTATAAAGTAGACGATGTTGTACAATGGGGAGGTTCTACCTTCGCTTGTAATGAAGCACACACTTCACAAACAGACTTATATGACGATACATCAAAATGGACATCTTTTGTTCCAGGATTTGCTTGGAAAGGTACTTACACAAATGGTACTGCTTATAAAGTAAATGATTTAGCAAAATATGGTGCAAATGTTTATATCTGTACCGTAGAACATACTGCCGCTTCTACAATAGATACTGCTAAATTTGCTTTATTCGTTTCAGGATTAGAATTTGAAGATTCATACAACGCTGGAACAGCTTATCAAGCTGGAGACATTGTATCTTATGGTGGATACAATTATGTTGCTGTAGTACAAAGTACTGGCGAAACACCATACAACAATGCTACTAAATGGGAAATTTTAACAACTGGTTATAAGATGGTTGGTACCTATGCAGGTGCAACTGCTTATAAAACTGGTGATGTAGTCCAATATGGTGGTCACACTTATGTTGCAAAAACAGACGCAACAGGTGTTGTTCCAACAAACACTACAAATTGGGATTTATTAAACGAAGGTTTAAAATGGAATGATACTTGGGCAGACGCAACTGCTTATGCTCCAGGTGACGCTGTTGCTTATGGTTCATCTTCTTATAGATGTAAATTAGCACACACTTCTTCTGCTGTCGCTGGTGACGCTAAAAGACCAGATTACGATACTGGTGGAGTTTATTGGGACTTACTTGCTGAAGGAGATTCAAACTTCGTAACCACAACTCGTGGAGATTTATTAACTAGAAACGCAACACAGAATGTCAGATTACCTATTGGTACAACTGGCTCAATGTTAAAATCTGATGGTACAGATGTTGCTTGGGCACTTGCTCAAACTAATGACAATGTATATTTTGTTGCACCTCACGGTACAGACGCTTTACCAAGTAGTGATACTGGTAGAGGAACTTCTTTAGATAAACCTTGGGCAACAATAGCATATGCTTGTAATTGGATGAAAGACACAGGTAACTCTGGATTAGATTACACGGTTACGGTTACAAACACAACAATATTTACAATTACTTTAGCTACTTCAAGTTATGCTCACACTTATTCAAGTGGTGGTACGGTAACTAAATCAGACTATAGTACACTTTCAATTTCAGACGCTCCGTATAACAACTCAACAGGTGTGGTAACAATTACTACTTCTGCTGTTCACGGATTAACAACAGGTGATAAAGTTAAATTATCTGGAATAGTTTATACTTGTTCTGAAGGAACTAAAACTTATCCAAGAGATACGGTTAATAAAACGCTTTATGTTAAAACTGGAACATATTCAGAAGCATTACCAATTGTTGTTCCTGCGAACACACAAATTATTGGTGATGGAGTAAGAAGTACAAAAATTAAACCTGCTTCAGGAAATTCAACTGCAAGTGGTCTAACTAACACACCTAACGCAAGAGCTGATATGTTTAGAGTTAGGGATGGAGTGACGATGACTGGTATGACTTTCTCTGGAATGTTAGGAACTATGGGTGCTGCTGACGCAAATGGCGTAGCAAGACCAAATACTGCTGACGGTGCTACTCGTTCAGGTGTAGTTATCGCTTTAGACCCAGGTACAGGTACTACAGACAATTCTGCTTGGATTGAATATAAATCTCCATTTATACAAAATTGTACACACTTTGGAACTGGTTCAGTTGGTATTAAGATTGATGGTTCACTACACGGTGGTGGATATGCTTCAATTCTTGCAAACGACTTTACACAAATTTCAAGTGATGGTATTGGTGTATGGGCATTATCAAATGCTAAATCAGAATTAGTATCAGTATTCACTTATTACTGCCATCACGGTTATTTGGCTGATAGTGGAGCTGTTATCAGAAGTTTGAACTCTAACAACTCTTATGGAGAATATGGTTCAACTGCTGCTGGTATTGACGCTTCAGAAACACCTTATACAGGAACGGTAGATTTAAGAAACAACGAAGCAAGAGTAGGAAGAGTATTAATTGCTGGTTCAGGTATTGGAAGATTAGAATTTGAATACGCTGGGGAAAGTTATTCTTCTGCCACTATTGCGTTTGCTGGTTCTGGTGCTTCAGGTGCCGCTACTGCTTCATTTAACGATGGTGCTGTAAAACATATTAAAGTTGCAACAAATGGTTCAACTCACTTTACAACTTCAGGATTTGCACAATCAGGAACTTCAACTACATTAAAACTTGCTGCTTCTGATTCACAACCAGACGATTTCTATAATGGAATGAGAATAAATGTTTATACTGGAACTGGTTACGGTAATACTGCAATCATAACTGACTATGTTGCTTCTACAAAAACTTGTACGGTACAAAAAAATAATGGTACTGCAGGTTGGGATGTATGGGTAAACTCTGGTTTATCTTCTGCAACAACTTTTGATACAACATCTGGTTACGAAATAGAACCAAGAGTGACTATTTCTGGTGGTGGTTCTCCAACAAGAGACGCACTCGCTAGAGCTGTTGTAGATAATCAACAAATTTCAAAAATTTATATATTAGACGGAGGTGCTGGTTATTCTTCTGCACCAACGGTAACAATTACAGACCCTAACGCTTCAACGGTTGGTACTGCTACTTCTGAAATAGGAGATGGAGTAATATCACAAACAACGGTTGGAACTGCTGGTTCTGGATACAAAACAGAAACAACAACTGCTACTATATCTGGTAATGGTTATGCTGAAATATCAAGTGAAGGTACTGCCTTTGTTAGATTAACAGGATTATCAAAATCACCTACAGGTGGAGACATTGTAGAGTTTGCTGGAATAACTGGACAAGCTTACTATGTTGTGGCGGTTACAGGATATTCTGCTGGTGCTGGAACGGTTAGAGTAAATCCTAAATTTACAACTGCTAACAAACCAACTCACGCTGAAACTGCTACTTTAAGAAGTAATTACTCAAACATAAGATTAACAGGACACGACTTCCTAGATGTTGGTACTGGAGATATTGCAACAACTAATTATCCAAATGCTCCAACACAGGCGGCAGACGCTAATGATGAAATCTATGAAGCTGATAGAGGAAGAGTATTCTATTCTTCAACAGACCAAGATGGTAACTTTAGAGTAGGTAATCTATTTAAAATTGAACAGGCAACTGGTAAGGCAACATTGAATGCCGAAGCATTTGACCTTTCTGGATTACAAGAATTAAGTTTAGGTTCAAGTGCTCAAGGAAACTTTGGTGCTACAATTGCTGAATTTAGTACAGACGGAACATTGGCAGACAATTCTGATACTGCTCTTGTAACCGAAAGAGCTATTAAGACTTATGTAGATGGACAACTTGGTGGTGGTCAAAACGACTTGTCAGTTAACTCATTAACGGCAGGTTCAATTACTGCAACAGGACAAACTATTTCTACAACAGGATTAAGTGGAACAGATGTTAATTTAACTATTGGAACACAAAACGATGGTATAATTACATTAAACGCACAAACACAAATAGGAATTACACCTTCGGCTGCTAACGACATAGTTAATAAATCATATGTTGATTCGCAAGGTACTCCAACATTACAAACACTTTCAATTGATGATGTTGATTTGGCATTAAAACGAAGAGTTATTACAAATGCTAATGAACTAATCCAAAAAGAAAGTACTCGTTTTGATGGTACAGATAAAGCTGAAGGATTTGAATTTATCAACGGCACTATGCAAATTAATATAGACAAAGCTGGAGATTTGGTAATAGAAACAATATAAATATAGTAAATTAGGAAGATAAACAATGGCAACAACAAAAACTAGAATTGGAAATCTGTTCTTCAATTATCAAGGAGAATATTCAAGTACAAAAACATATTATAAAGACGATGTTGTTATGTACAACAACACAGATTGGATTTGTACAAAGAATTCTGCTACAACGGGAACTGCTCCAGTAGACAATCAAAGAAGATATGTCAGAATTACTAAAGCTGTTTCAGCTAGTACAGGTTCTAACGCATATAAATGGGATGGTGAAGCTGCTTGGCCTCAATCAGAAGTACAATATAAAATTGGTGATACTTTAGTTTTACACCAAGATGGAAACGATTTTGATGATAACAAAATTGCTTTTTCAGATTCATCTACAAACAAAAATACAAATTTATACCACAAAGATGTTACCTATTTCTTAAATGGTAAAGCTGTTGGTGCTGGTACGGCAACTAATGAATATTTTAATTCATCAGCTTTTAACAATGCTACTAAAAGAGAAATTAGAATAGATTTTACAAGTGAAACACCTAAAGAAATTTATATGTTTAACTATGATAATCCAAGTGCCAATTGGGGTCCTAAAATAGTTGTTGCTGACCATTCAATTTGGAAACCGATTAGACAATCATTTAAATGGAGAGGTGAACACGATAACACAAACGATAGTGGTTCATATCAAACTTATTACACAAATGACATAGTAAGAATAGTTGTTCCTTTAGATAACGACTTTTCTGAAACGGTTATGGACCAAGAGCATATTCAATCTGCAAGAGCTACTTATATTTGTATAAGACAGCACACTTGCGATGGTACAAGTAAGTTTTTACCTTGGGACCAAGAAGTTGATACAGACGACAATAAGTATTGGGAAAGAATTTCAGAAGAAATGCAATTTGATGATGAGATAGTTGAAGATAGTGGAGCTGTTGCTACAATTACAAACATATCTGCTGCTTCTCCAAGTAGAAAACAAGGATTTTACTGGTCTGTTAATTCTAAAAACATAACTGCCGCTGCTGAAAACTCAAATGCTGGTAGAACAGGTGGATATAATCCTCCAATGTTTGATGTTGAAGTAGAAGGTTATCAATCTGCAAAAACTTGGACAATTGAAACAAGTGCTCATTACAAAAGAAAAAAAGGAAAATACAATAATGTAACCCATACTTCTTCAAGTGGTGGTGGTTCAAACTCCTATTGGGATTTTGAAGTTGATATGGAAGGAAAAGTAATCAAAGCTGTTCTTACGAAGAAAAATCTTGGTGGTGATATGGGTGGATTAGGATATGCTGTTAACGAAGAATTAACTTTTGCTGATTCAAGTTTCGGTGGAGGTGGTGCTCCAGATGTTGTATTAAAGATTACTGCAATAGGAACTTGGGGTGCATTAAACATTAATTTAGCCAAAGACGATAGACAAGGAAGACAATACGCACAATGGTATAACGATAATGAAGCACCAGTATTTGGTGGAGAAAATAACGCTACTAATGACCAATTAGGATTTGATGGACAAATATTTTATTCTTCTTCAAATGTAACCTTTGATGTTGCAAGTACAAGTAAAAAAGCTAGAGGTTATGCTACAAGATTTACAGGAAACAGATTAGAGTGTATGTCTCTATGTAATACAAATGGTCCAATTGGAGACGATAACAAGTATTACAGATTACCTGGACAATTCCAACAAGCTAATTGCGTTAACTGGCCGTGTTTTATTAATGGTCGTGGTGGTATTACAAGTTGGGGTTCAAACTCAAATGGACAAAACGGAATTAATCAAGGTTCTGTATTAATGGGAGTTGGAATGACTTTCCCATTTACAGATTGGTATAGAAGTACAGATAACGGTGGTAGTGGTGTTCATACTACTCCTGATGGAGAACCACCTAAAGCACTTCAATTAATATCTGGATATGAAAGTGGTATGGCATTATTTAATAATGGCGAAATATACCATTGGGGTTACGGAGGTCACGGACAAAGTGGTGACGCTGCTACTTCAAATAGAAGTTATCCAGTAAGATGTGGTGGAACATATCAGGAAGTTTATCTTGCTGCTAACACTTCAACACACACTTTAAAAGATACAAAAATTAAAAGAATATGGGTTACTAATTGGGGCGGAGACAATAACACAAATACACACTCTTGTTATGCGTTAGATACTGACGGAGAACTATGGGCGTGGGGTTATAATGGTTATGGTCAATTAGGACAAAACAATACTACAGACTTAAACAGACCAACTAAAATTAACAAGACTTCTTACTTTAATGGTAATAAGATTCTTGCTTTCTGGACTGCTGGGGCAGGATACGCTTTCTGTTTCGCTTTAGATACTGCTGGAAAATTATATAGTTGGGGTTATAATGGATATGGAGTACTTGCTCAAGGTAACACAACAAACTTATCAGTACCAACTGAAATAACTGGTGTAACCTTTGATAATGGTTCTTCAAACGCTGGTACAATTAAAAAATTATTAGTTGATTCTCAACAATCATACCAAAGGGTTGCTGTTCTTACAGACAAAGGTAAAATATATTGGTCTGGAAGAAATGAATATGGATGGGCGATGATGGGAAATACAACAGATGTTAATACATTTACTCAAATGTCTGGTGGACCTGGAAGCGGAACTAATTCATATTGCGCTAATATGTGGTTTACTGGAAATGGAAGATACGCAAGTTTCTGGACTAAAGATAGTACAGGTGCTATAAAATGTTGTGGTTACAATGGTTCTTATGAATTAGGAATTGGAAATAACAACAACCAATCAAGTGCTGTTGATCCTAAATGGCAAATTAATGGAACAACAACTGCTGATTTAGAAAATATTAAAGACATTGGTTGTAATAGTGAATATGGTAACCAATGGTGTTGTAATGTATGGGTATTAACTTACGATGGATTTATGTTTAATACTGGAAGAAATAACCACGGACTTGGATGCCAAGGTTGGTCTTCTGACTATACTAACAGACAATCTACAAACAACATAGAAGAAACAGATGACTATTACTTCCAAATGCAAAGAATGCCGAACTATGCACACGGCAGAATCGAAGATGTAAGAGGAAGAGGTTATTACTCTACAGATGGTAACAGATACCACTTTAGAGAAATTAGAACATTTGATAACAGGTACCTAATGTGGGGTTACGGTGGAGATTATATGATGGGACAAAATGACTCAAACTACCACTCAATTGCACAACCACCTGTTCTTGGATAATAAATATAATAAGAGGGAAATAGGAAACTAAAATGGCAAAAATAAATCTCGGAAGAATTAAACTACAATTCCAAGGAGAGTACGACACAAACCAGTTATATAGAAGAGACGATATAGTCTACCACAGAAATGCTATGTGGATTTTGACTAGTGAATATCTTCCAGATGGTTCTAGTGCTTATGCTCCAGGAAGTAAGGTTCAAGGTTACAATGTAAAAGAAAGAACTGGTGGTAACTGGTCGCAAGATTCAGATTACAACGGTGCTGACGCATTTAAATATACACAATATTGGACTGAAAACGAAAGAAAAGCTGAAAGACAAAGAACTGATAGAGACGGAAATCCTATCACTCACAATTCTACTTACGGCTCTAACGAAGAAGGTTCAATGGAAATGAACCATAACCAAATCGATTCACATATGGGTACGATTGTTCGCCATCAATCCCACCTTATGGATGAATATGACGCTATGTTCCGAGAGACAGAAGACGATTATTCAGAAATGGATACTTACAATGGTTATGAACAAACTTATTTTAGATACCACTACAGACCAGCAGACAATACTTTTGATGTTGCTGTTGCTGTTTCTGGTGGTGTTCCAGATTTCAAAATTGACAATAGATTAGGTTCATCTACTAAAGGAAGACAATTTGCTGGTTACAGAAACTATGAGTTTGTTAGAGAAGGACATAGATATAACTTCATACAACAAAAGAATTCAAACAAATACTATCCGTTAGGATTTTCTTATACTGCCGATGGTATTCACAATACAGGTGACACAGGTAAATCATTAGGACAAGACCACGATGGTCCTTACTATGTAAAAGGAACAACTTCAACTGGTGATAGTGGTTTCTTTTCACCTTTATACAAAACTGCTACTGCCGCTAATGCTGAAGATACAAGACGAGGTGGACAAGGTGTATCACATAAACTAACTTTTAACCAAGACGATGTACCTGGTTATGAAACACAATCAGTTGCTTTACAAGGTTGGTTACACGATGATGGCACACAAAGAAAAGATACGCAAGTTTCAGTATTAACAGACGCTAGTAATAATACTTACTTACAGGTTACAAATGCTTGGGAAGGAACTACTTCAGGTGGTGCTTCTACAAGAACAAGAAAAACAATTTACATAAACACAGGTGATTCAACTGAACATCACGCACAAACAGGAACAACATATTCTTATGTTTATATTGATGGTGCATTACAAGTTGGCTCAAATGTAACCGCTACGGTAACATATAGTAGAGACGATACAACAACTGCTAATAATGGTGCTGGAAGAAAAAGACTTTTAATAAATGGAAAACCTGTTTATCAATTAGTTGCTGAAACAAATACTGCAACGGTTGATGGTATATCTGGTGCTTATCAGGCAATAGATAATACTGGTACAGGAACAACTACTGCTTTAGGTTCATCTCCAACTTCTAACGAAGGTTTGGTTGAACTTTATATGCCAAAACTTACTGATCCAACTGAAAATGCGGAAAGAACTTTCCAAGTTTCTGTTGCTTCTAGTAAATTTACTATAGATGGTGAAGCGCCAACTGCTAATACGGTTAAATTAGAAGAAGGAAAAACTTATAAGTTTGACCAATCAGATTCTTTAAACGACACTCACATTATAGGATTTTCAACAACTGCTGATGGTACACACGGCGGTGGGTCTGCATATACAACTGGAGTAACCTCTTATGGAACACCTGGAAAAGCAGGTGCTCATACGATAATTAAAGTAAGAGCTGGTACTGCTAAACTTTATGTTTATTGTACTGCTCACTCTGGTATGGGTTTTGCAACTGAAACATATGATACTTCTGCTAATTTAGGAAAAACATATGCTCCTGCAAACATAACTAAATGGAGAGGATTTGGTAAAAACGGATGGGTTAAATACTACCTAGATGGATACCAAGTTGATGAACACACTTACATTGAGACATTTTTCAATGGAACTGGAAACAATGATGACCACGAATACAGACAAAAAATGGAAAATGGCAAATGGAAGGGTGGAAAACAATACAACTTTGAAAACAAAGGTGATAGAACGGTTGAGTTATATGTACCTTATCAAACAACTCAATCTGAAGCAGAAAAAACGGTTATATATCCATTCTGTTTAGAACCAACAACTGCTAGTAGAGCTACTACTGGTATGTACAACGATTTAGGTTTCTCAATTGAGAAGTCTTGGAGAGGTCATAAACATTGGGACAAAATACAATCATCTTTAAGATTTAGAGGTGAATATTCTGTTAATACACAATACAATCACAATGATGTTGTGTCTTACAAACCTTTCAAAAGAATATCAACTGGTGAGAAATTTTACAGACACGGTACTGGATTATATAGATGTATAAGAGATAACAAAGGTAGACCACCTCAACACGGTTATATGGAACCAACAAGGTCTCCTTTAATGACTAAATCTTCGGTTACATCAAACAGACTTACTGGTTATTCTGACCACGAATTTAACAATGAGACAGGTAAGAATTATCCTGCACATATTCAATCATATCATAATGCTTGGGAATCCTTTGCAGGTATGAACAACCAAGAACAATGTGCTGGTGTTTGGTTCCCGAATAGAGGTCCAATAGGTTGGCCTTATAAAGATGGAAGAAGCGAAAGTGCTAACATTTATAGATGTCATATGTACATTGATAAAAATGGTGCTGTATGGTCAATCGGACACGGTTCAGATAGCCACAATATGGAACAAGGTCGTTCATCTTCATACTTTAGAGAAGTATCTTTTAGATGGAGAGATTTCTACAATTCAGAAAGTAGAAACGAAGGTGGATATAGTCATAGAGCAGGACCTAAATGGTCTCGTTATGACAGAATGAGAACACCAAGAGCTATCCAAATAGAAATGGGATATAGTTTCACAATGATATTATTTGATAATGGTGAAATCTTCCACGGTGGATATGGTTCACACGGACAACAAGGTACTGGTTATGATGGTGCTCCAGGTATGGCAATGTCACCTGACGGATTAGAAAATGTCCACTTCATTAAAATTAATATGAAGTATCAAAACGAAGATAGTACACATACTCCTTGCGCTTTAACAGACGAAGGCGATGTATATACTTGGGGTTATAATGGATATGGAGAGTGTGGTGATGGTAGAACACAAAATAACTACGGACCGAAAAGAATACCTAGAGAATGGTTTAATGACGAGAAAATAATTGACATATGTTGCTCTGGTGGAGATAGTACATCTTTCTATGCTAGAACATCGCAAGATAACATTTATGCTTGGGGAAGAAATAACATTGGTCAATTAGGAGATACAACAACTACAGACAAATACAGACCAATATTAATGACAGGATTTACTGCTTCTGATAATGGTGGTATCGCTGTATGGCAAGCTTGTTCTCACTCATCTAACTCTTGTTTCCAAATATTAGATGGAAACGGATATATTTGGAGTACAGGTAAAAACGATTATGGTAACTTCTTTGATAACTCAACAACTGATAGAAGTACTATGACACAGGCAACTGCTTCTCCTGCTGGGGATATAGTTGACTTTTGGGCTTGTAGATGGAACGGATATAAAACATCTTTCGTTAGATTGAAAAATGGAGAGACTTGGACTGCTGGACACTCTGGAGGTTATTACAATTCAGGTGATGGTGGAACAGGTACAAATACTGCACCTGTACAAGTAGACAAAATTAACAATTTGAAAGAAGTTGCAATTTGCAATACTTATTCTGACCACGGAAGAAGTTATTGGTTAACTGATAATGGGGAATTCTTCTGTCAAGGTAGGGATGTTTATTCATCTATGCCTAATCCAATTGCTGGAGATAACTGGAATGGTGAAGATGGAACATACAAACCATACCACGCTTATGTACCTGCAGGAACAAGAATAAGAACAATGTGTATTCAAGGTGTTGACCAAAGTACAAACTACTATGGACTACAACCTTGGGTAGGAACTGAAGATGGACAAGCACTACTTTGGGGATATTCTAGTAATAACAACTTGGGACACCACGCAACTGCTACTTGGTCAAGTACAGGAAGAGCGATGATGTGGCAAGCTGGTAATGGTAGATAATTATAAATAGAAGTATAACAAAAAAGAAAACGGAGAAATAACAATGGCAAAAGTAATATATTCAATGACTGCTGGAATTGGTCAAGGTGATGATTATACTGCTCCTACAGGAGATACGCCTATTAGTTTAGGAGAAATGGATGGTAAAACATACTTTTCTATAGACGATGGTAATACTACCATTTCAACTAGTGGTGCAAATGATTCTGTATATGGAGTATCAGTAGTATCAGACGCTGATGAGAAAACAAAACTAAAAAATTCTAGCTCTTATGTTGAACAAGGTTTAGACGATTTAGACAAAAGTTTTATGGAAGGCAAAAAAATGATAGACTTATTATCAGATGTGGCAGATGACACTTCTGCAACTAAAACTGCTATCGCTGACCACAAAACTGCTAAAGCTAACTTTTTATCAAATTTAGGATTTTAATTAATTAAGTATTAAGGAAAGAGTAATATGGCATTATCAATAACAGATTTTAAAGTTACCTGGAAGGGTGCTTGGAGAGATAAAGAAAGCTACAACAAAAATGATGTAGTTTACTGGAGAGGTAAATCGTATAGATGTATTGAAGATACACCTATTAATTACACTATCTCGTCTGAAGCAATGATTAACACAAATTCATACGGTCAATATCAACCGACTATGGTGAAAAGAAGTTATAGACCAGATAACAGAAGATATTGGACATTATTACTTGCTGGTAACGATAACATTGAAACTTGGCAATATTGGAGACAATATGAAAGAGGAGAAATGGTTAAAGTTGCTGATAAAATTTATCTTTGTTTGCAAAGAACAAGATATTGTAATACTTGGGTCGTAGAACACGATGGAAGACCTTCAAAATATTGGGAACTAATTTACATAAACGAAAACAAGTGGTCAAGTAGAAACGAAGTTGTATCATTTAACAACCGTGCTCCGTTAGGTTGGAGATACAATATGGGTGTTTCACACACAGGTTGCGCTGACCAAACTTACAGAACTTGTACTTTATGTTCAGATGGTTCTGATATGTGGGTTGGTTCTTCTGATAGTACATCTTCTTCTGGATTAGGAGAAGGTATTGCTGGAAATGACGAACCTGCAAAACATATGTCTTGTGGTTTCACATTTACAGATTGGATGGCGTCAACAGATAACCAATCTTGGAATATTAATGCAACAGGAAGAATGACTACTCCTGATGGATTAGCACCAAAAGTTATCCAAGTTGCAAGAAACTATAACAGAACATTTTGGTTATTTAACAATGGTGAAGTATATTCTGCTGGAGAAAATGGCAGATACGAATTAGGAAATTCAGAAACAACAGATAGACCTTATGCAGTTAGGGTAACGGCAACCGATACACAGGACTGGCAAGGTAATACAATTGGAAAAACATTTAACCAAACTAGAATGGTTAAAGTAGGATTTTCAGACGAGGCACACGATAATGGTTCTGCTTCTTGTTGGGCATTAGGTTCTGACGGAAGTGTATGGGTTTGGGGATACAATAACGAAGGTCAACTTGGTTTAGGTAATCCTTCAATTAATAACTCAACAGATACTAGTGGTGGACCAACTTCAACTGCTTTCTATAGTGCCAATGTTCCTAGACCAGTAAGATTACCACAATCATATTTTGATGGAAGAAGAATTGTAGATATGTGGTGTTCAGGTTCAGAAGAAGCTTGGTGGCACGCACTTGACGATACAGGTCAACTATGGGCGTGGGGTGAAAACCAACACGGTGAATTAGGAGTAGGTAACAGAAATGGAACTTACCACTATACAACACCTACAAGAGTTGGAATTAACTGGAACAGATACGGCGGATTAAAATTATATAAAACAACTTGGTCAAACGGATCACATCATTCTACACACATTTTAGATGGTGAAGGATATATGTGGTTTACAGGTTATACAACTTCAGGCGCTTGGCCTATTGGTTCTCCTGGTTATACAGGAACTCACCATATTGGTTCATTTAGAAGAGAAGGTCACTTTATAAATGGTGATATTGACTTCTTCTGGTGTGGTGGTGATGAAAACAAATGGTTGTATTTAAGACAAAAATCAACAGGTATGCTATGGGTACACGATGGTAACTATGGAACTTATGGTGGTCGTGGACAATCAGTAGAAAGTAATGGATACTGGTATGCTTCAGGTGGTCACCCAGGAAGTTTCTTACATATGAAAGGTCCTAAATGGACGGTTAATGTATGTGATGTAGGTATGAGTAGAGCTGATGGTTCTTATATGTACTCTTTCCCAATGATACTTGATGACGAAGGAATTATATGGGGTGGTGCTCCATATTCAAACGATGAACACGGTTTAGGTGGAACATCTACTAACGATGACCAATGGACAAATGGTGGTCGTAATGACACGCAAGGTGCTATGGAAGACAATGAAATGTTTAGAACAAGAAAAAGAATTGTATTCCAACCTTCAGGTGGTCATAGATGGACTGATTTATTCTATTCAGGAACTGGTTCTTCAAACATACCAAGAGCGCTTAACCAAAGAGGTCAAGTGTATTGGTGTGGATACGATGGTGGATCTTCGGTAACGCAACACTATGATTATTATAGTGAAGGTGCTGATAGTAACCAAACACAATACTTCTTCCACTTGGGTCCTAGAGACTAATATAAATACTATATTATAGACCTTTTAAAGGTCACTATATAAAAACTTGGAGTGAAAAATGAAAGACCTAGAAACCTTTATTGAAAAGGCACGAAGCAACTATGAAACAATGGATTTCATAGTAGATTACAACAACAATAAACTCATCAAAGAAGTTAAAGGAACTTACTTTTATAATCAATGGTTGGTTATAAATCAGTTAGAACATTTAACTTTAGAAATCACTAAAGACTTTCCAGAAATAAACATACGAGAAAAGCTATATGAGGCATTTAAACAAGAGTGGCCTTATGAAGCTGATGATGTTTCAAAACCTTGGGTAGAGCCATCAATGATGTATGGTACCGAAGTGTGGGCAAAACATTTAAAATCATTAAAAGACATTCCATATAAACTAGTTGCTCAACTATACGCTACTCATAGCGAAATTCATAAAAATCAAAAATCTTCTGTATTAGTTGACAAGTTAAAAACTTTATTTGAAAAATATTACAAAGACCATAAAGAAGAAATGTTAGAGGAAGTTAAAATGTCTTGGGATTTTAAAAGAGGTTTAATACAAGATTTAGTGGCACACCAAGAACATATGGAAGAGGTCTTACCTAGAATTGCATTATTTAAACAAGGTGCAAAAGAAATAATGGAAGATAAATCAGGTATTAATAATATGTCTGATGGTAATAGAGACGAAACTGAAAATGATTTAGTAAGAGCAGAATTAATGAAAAATGCGGTCACTATGAGAGAAATGGACTTTGATGATTTGCCAGAAAAATATAAAGATTATGTTAAAGAAGATATGAAAGCAGAAGAACAAAAGAAAAAAGAACTAGATAAAAAATTTGAAGAAGCACCAAAAAGATGAAGACATTAAAAGAACTTACTTGGGAACATCATAAAGAAGCAGAAAGACAAAAGTTTGTTAAAGTATTAATGTCAGGTAAAATAAATCCTGAAATATATGCTATCTATCTTTACAATCAACATCAATGTTATGATATGTTAGAAGCACTAGCAATGTCAGAAGGTATCTTTGATGATATGCCTGAAATAAGAAGAGCGCCATCTATCAAAGCAGACTTTGACGAATTATGGACTTATAATTGGCAACCAGTAAAAATGGAATCTACTGGTGCATATTTGGATTATATTAATAAAAATTTAATGGATAATCCAGAAAAAATAGCTGCTCATATATATGTTAGACATATGGGTGATTTATCTGGTGGCCAAATGATACAAAGAAAGATACCTGGTCAAGGAAAGTATTATCAATTTAATATTAGATATGTTGAAGGAAGAAATCAGAAATATAAAAATATACAAGAACTAAAAGAAGCGTTAAGAACAAAGGTAAATAGTTATCAAAAATATTCTGACCAAAGTACTTTAACTGAAAATATTAATAGTGTTGTTTATGAAGCAAGACAATGTTTTGGATTTGCAACAGATTTATTTAAAGATATTCAAAAATTTATTGAACAAAACGAGAAGAGGTTTGGTGATGGCACAATACAAACGAAGTAGAATATGGAATATGCTTGAAGAAACTACCACTTTAATTATGGCAGTTTTTGAAAGAGAAGGTAAAGAAATATTTGAACCAACTATGGAAAAATTTAATCGTCCAAAAGACGGTTGGATTAATAGAGTATGGGAAACACCAGAAGCAAGAAGATGTCATTTAGATGTTGTGGATGCTAGAGCAACAAAAGGTTTATATATGTTTCATTGTTGTGTATTTCCTAGACTTAATAGTCCAGCACCAATATATGGACTAGATGTAATTGCTGGTGCAAAAAAGGTTACAGGTTTCTTCCACGACTTTTCTCCACTTGCAAAGAGAGACCATTCAATGGTTGATTGGTTTGTAAAAGAATCAAGTAATTATAAACCATCTAAAGTGAGAGAACTACCTGAATGGGCATTAAAAATTTTTAGTCCAGGTATGGTAGCTGCTAGTAATATAACTACTGAAAAAGAATTAAATCACGCTTTGAGTTTATCACAATGTAATTTAGGTGCTTACTTTACATTATTAAGACGAGAAAAAAATAACAAAACAGATATAACGGAGCAAGAAATAAAAGACGCACAAAACAGATATGCTAAACATCAAAGAGAAAATCCTCATACACCTAGAGTTATGAAATCACTTGGACTACCTGAAGACGATGTAAAAGAGTTTTGTACTAACGCATTATTTCCATATGTAGAATAATGAAAGAATTAGAAAAATTTACACAGGTCATAGAAGATTATAAATCAGATGGAAGATATAGAACTTTTAACGATATTATAAGAATAAAAGGAAAGTATCCACACGCAATCTGGTATTCAAAATACTCAATTAAAAATATAGTTAATTGGTGTTCCAACGACTATCTTGGTATGGGACAACATAACTATGTTATAGACTCTATGAAAACAGCACTAGAAACGAGCGGAGCGGGTGCTGGAGGGACAAGAAACATATCAGGCACTACTCACTATCATAATGCTCTGGAACGAGAACTAGCGTCTCTCCATAAGAAAGAAAAAGCATTATTATTTACTTCTGCTTATAATGCCAATCAAACAACTTTAGAAACAATGGGTAAGATTATACCTGATATGTTGTTTATATCAGACGCACAAAATCACTCTTCCATTATACAAGGTTTAAGGCATAGTAGATGTAGAAAAGAAATATTTAAACATAATGATGTAAAAGATTTAGAAGGCATATTACAATCTAATCCAGGTCCAAAATGTGTAGTATTTGAAAGTGTATATTCTATGGACGGAGATATTGCTCCTGTAAAAGAAATAGTTGACTTATGTAATAAGTATAATGCAATTTCTTATATTGATGAAGTACACGCTGTTGGTCTTTATGGAGAAGAAGGTGCTGGAATATGCGAAAGAGATAATGTTGAAGTTGATATAATAAATGGAACACTAGCCAAGGCGTTCGGTGTACAAGGTGGATACATCGCAGGAAAGAGAGATTTTATTGACGCAATAAGAAGTATGGCGAGTGCTTTTATTTTTACAACTTCTGTAAGTCCAGTTATTTGTGCTGGTGCTTTAACAAGTGTTAAGTATGTTAGAGACCATCCTGAATTAAGAGAGAAGATACACGAAAGAGCAAATAAAACAAAAGAAGAACTTACTAGACAAGGAATAGAAGTTATGAAAAATGATAGTCATATTGTTCCTGTTATTATTGGAGAAGCAAAAAGATGTAAAGCAATATCAGATGAATTACTTTACAAAGAAGGTATCTATGTACAACCTATCAATTGGCCAACGGTTGCTGTAGGTACTGAAAGATTAAGATTTACTCCTACACCATTTCATACAGACAAATTAATATTTGATATGGTAGTTAAAGTTAAATCTGCAATCAAAAGATGTGGCAAAGGTTTAAAATATGATAGATAAAATTATAGCTGACGGTGGAAATGGATTAGATGTCCTAATATATTGCCTAAAACACGAACCTTTTATACAAGGAATTATATTATTTGCACTAATTATATCGTTATTTTCTTGGTACTATGATAAAAAAGATGATAAAGCGGACTGGAGTAACCGAAACGATTATCTATAAATTATAAATATAGCAAAGAATTAGAAGGAAATAACTATGGCTCAACCTAATACAAGACAGACATTAATCTCTTATGCTAAAAGGGCATTGGGGCATCCTGTCATAGAAATAAATGTTGATGATGACCAAATAGATGATAGAGTAGATGAAGCATTACAATATTGGCAACAATATCACTATGATGGTATCAAAAGAACATACTTAAAATGGCAATATACACAAGCAGAAAAAACTAGAATGTTAACTAGTAATACTGAAGGTGCTACAAAAAATTCTGTAACCTCTACTTGGAAAGAAGATAACAATTATATTGTTGTTCCAGAAACCGTATTTTCGGTTACAAATATATTTCCTTTTTCAAACAAAGGTAATTTAAATTTATTTGATGTAAGATACCAATTAAGATTAAATGACCTATACGATTTCTCATCAACTTCTGTAATTAACTATGATGTAGTTATGAGACAATTAGATTTCCTAGACCATATATTAGTTGGTGAAAAACCTTTAAGATTTAACCAACACGATAATAGATTATATGTAGATATGGATTGGGAAAACGATTTAATGGTAGATGAATATATTGTTATTGAATGCTATAGAAAAATGGATCCAGACACTTATACAGATGTCTATAATGATATTTGGTTAAAGAAATACACAACTGCACTAGTTAAAAAACAATGGGGTGCCAATCTATCAAAATTTGCTGGTGTTGCTATGATAGGTGGAGTAACCTTAAATGGTGAACAAATCTATACACAGGCATTAGCAGATATAGAGAAGTTAGAGGAAGAAATAAAATCTCTACAAGAACACCAAGCATTAATGATAGGATAAAAATACAATGGCCGTTAATCATTATTTTCAAGGCGGCGATGGCATAGGTAGTCAAAGTGAGAAAAGATTAATAGAAGATTTAATCGTAGAAAATTTAAAAATCTATGGACACGCTGTTTATTATTTACCGAGAACTCTAGTTAATAGAGATTTAATTCTTGGTGAGGATTCTGCGTCTAGGTTTGACGATAGTTATTTAATTGAAATGTATTTTAACACACCACAAGGGTTTGCTGGTGAGCAAGAAATAATTAGTAAATTTGGATTAGAAGTTAGAGACGATACAACTTTTGTTGTTGCTAAAAGAAGATTCCAAGAACAAGTAGATGACCCAGCAAACCTAATGGTAGATGGCAGACCTAATGAAGGTGATGTTATTTACTATCCACTAATGAATAAGTTTTTTGAGATTGCGTTTGTAGAAGACCAGGAACCTTTCTTTCAATTAGGTAACTTGCCTTGCTATAAATTAGTATGTAAAACTTTTGAATATTCAAGTGAAGAATTTAATACAGGTCACGCTGATATTGACCAAGCTGATGATAGAAAATCACTTGATACATCTTTGGCACACCAGTTTAGACTTGAAGATGGTACACTAAATCAATCTTCTTATGATGGTTTCTTATTATTAGAAACAGGAGACTCACACGGTAATCCACTATACTTAATTAATGAAGAATGGGACGACATTACAACTGATGGAGACGCTGCTGAAAGTGTACAAACAAAATCTGCTTATGCTGATAATTTAGATTTAGATTCGGCTGCTGGTTTTGATACTGCAACGGTTAATGACGATATATTAGACTTTACTGAAAAGAACCCATTTGGAGAGGTTAAATAATGTTTGGAACTCATTTTTATAACGAAGGATTAAGAAGATTAACTATTGCGTTTGGTCAGATTTTTAATAAAATTGTTGTACAAACAAAAGACGCAAATGGTTCAGTAGTTAAAAGATTTACGGTGCCATTAGCATATGCACCAAAAGAAAAATTTATTGTTAGATTAACTCAACAACCTGATTTATTAGATAAACAATTCGCAACGGTACTACCTCGTATGGGATTTGAAATATCTGGTATAGAATATGACCCTAGTAGAAAATTAAATAAACTACAAAAGTTTAGAAAACCAAAAACAACTGGTACTGCTACTGATAAAGAAAAGAAGATGGACTTTAACTATACTCCAGTCCCATATAATATAACATATAAATTGTTTATATTTACAGCAACTGCTGAAAATGGATTACAGATTGTTGAACAAATAGTACCATACTTTCAACCAGATTATACGGTTTCAATTAATATGGTTCCAGATTTAGGAATTAAGCGTGATGTTCCTATTATAATTGGAGACATACAATACGAAGATAGTTATGATGGATCTTTTGAAACCAGAAGAGCAGTAATATACACAATGAGTTTTACTGCTAAAACATATCTATATGGACCTGCAACTGATGGAGGTATCATAAGAAAAGTACAATCAGATTTAGGAACTGATATGACTAATAAGGCAAGAGAAGAAAGAGTAATAGTTATTCCTAATCCTTCTACTGCCAAACCAGGAGATGATTTTGGATTTACAACAACTATATCGTTTTTTGAAGATGGTAAAAAATATGACCCTTCAACAGGAAGTGATACATAATAATGAGAGGATATAATGGACGAAATATTAGTAAGAGACAATGCTCTACCAGAGAATGTAGCAAATAGTTTCCAACACAATATATACAGATTAGGTTATATAATATCTAAAGATATATTAGCAAATCAAATGAACAATCCAGGTATTGTTAAAGATGACAATACATTTAATACCGTTCAAATGGTACACCGTATCTATTCACACCTAGACCAAAGACCACAAGTTAATCCAGGATTAGAACCAATTAAATATGCTTTGAATATGATGGTTGAAGGTTTTGGTTATAAAGTGAAAGATATAATGAGATTAAAATTTAATATGATACAACCACATCCAGATTTCAAAAAAGGTATGTATAACACAGCACATATTGATGATGAAGAAATGGCACAACATTTTGTTTTAATTTATTATCCAATAGATTCTGATGGCGATACTTATTTGTTTAATGAGAAATTTGATAAGCTAAAGAAACCAAAAAAACTAACTATACATAAGAGAATATCACCAAAAAGAAATAGGTGTATTATGTTTAAAGGAAATAGATTCCACGCAAGTGCTAATCCAATGAAAAATGAAATGAGAATTGTTTTAAATTGTAATTTTTCTTTATTAGAAAAAGAAGAGTTTAATGAAAATAATAGAGATACAAGAAATGATCCTTTTAAAGGAACAAGTATAGAAGGTAAAGACTAATGGGAAAACTAGAAGACAAAGTAAATGATATTTTAGGTATTAAGGAAGAAAGTACTCCTGTCGCTGAATTAATGGTGCAAGAGAAAAAAGTTCCTGTACCTAGAAAAGAGGATCCTAAAAAGGACGATATAGATAATGATTACAAATATAGTAGAGAGAATTATTATAATCTTATTGAGAGAGGACAAGACGCAATACAAGGTATATTAGATGTTGCAAAAGAAGGACAACATCCAAGAGCATATGAAGTTGCAGGTGCATTAATTAAAAATGTAGCAGACACCGTTGATAAATTACAAGACTTACAAGCTAAATTATCAAAATTAAAAGAGGTGCCTAATAAGACAACTGCCAATATCAAAAATGCTTTATTTGTTGGGAGTACTACAGACTTGCAAAAGATGTTAAAAGATAAAAAACTTAAAACAACTTCAGAAAAAATGCAAGATGAATTAGAACCAATAGAGACAAAAGATGATAACTAATGACGCATATTTAGGTAATCCTAATCTAAAAAAATCAGGTGTTCAATCCGAGTTCACAAAAGAACAGGTTGAGGAGTTTGCGAAGTGTAGTGGAGACCCATTATACTTTATTAAAAACTATGTAAAGATTGTATCGCTTGATGAAGGTTTGGTTCCTTTTACAACTTATAAATTCCAAGATAAGATGATTGATACTATGCACAACAATAGGTTTTCAATCTATAAACTACCTAGACAAAGTGGTAAATCTACAACTATCATATCTTACTTATTACATTATGCGTTATTTAATCCCAATTCAAGTATAGCGATTCTTGCCAATAAATCTTCTACTGCTAGAGATATATTGGGAAGATTACAACTAGCTTATGAAAACTTACCTAAATGGTTACAACAAGGTGTATTAAATTGGAACAAAGGTAATATTGAATTAGAAAATGGAAGTAAAATAGTTGCGGCCGCTACATCTTCAAGTGCTGTCCGAGGTGGTTCATATAATATAATATTCCTTGACGAGTTTGCTTTCGTACCTACAACGATTGCCGAACAATTTTTTAGTTCCGTTTATCCTACAATTACTTCTGGTAAATCAACTAAAGTAATTATAGTATCAACTCCACACGGAATGAATCAGTTTTATAAACTATGGATAGATAGTGAGAACGGAAAAAATAATTATATTCCATTAGAAGTACATTGGTCAGAAGTACCAGGTAGAGACGCAAAATGGAAAGAAGAAACAATTAGAAATACATCGGAAGCACAATTTGCTAGTGAGTTTGAGTGTGAATTTTTAGGTAGTATAGATACATTAATAGCTGCCTCAAAAATAAAAGCGACACCGTATATTACACCACTTAAAACAAATGGTAGATTAAGTATCTTTGAAGAACCTGTAAAAGGCAACACATACCTATGTACGGTTGATGTTGCCAGAGGTACACTAAAAGATTATTCAGCATTTATTGTTTATGATGTAACCAACTTACCTTATAGAGTGGTTGCTACATTTAGAGACAATGAAATTAAACCTATGTTATTTCCAGAAATGATTGCTAAAGTATGTAAGCAATATGACAATGCACATATACTTGTTGAAGTAAATGATATAGGCGCTCAGATTTCAGATGGACTACATTTTGAAATTGAGTATCCAAATGTATTAATGACTACACAAAAAGGTAGAGCAGGTCAAATCCTAGGTGCTATGTTCAGTCAAAGAGGAAGCCAATTAGGTGTTCGGATGACAAAACAGGTAAAGAAAATGGGTACTGCTAATATAAAATCAATTATAGAAAGTGATAAACTGATTATAAATGACTTCAATATCATAGAAGAAATGTCTACTTATACCCGAAAAAATCAATCTTGGCAGGCAGAAGAAGGTTGCAATGACGACTATATGACCTGTCTGGTTATACTTGGTTGGGTTGCAAATCAAAGGTTTTTTAAGGAAATGACAGACAGAAACATACGAGCAGAAATGTACAAAGAGCAAGAGAAGTTAATAGAGCAAGATATGGCACCTTTTGGCTTTGTAGATGATGGTATAACCAAAGAGGAAGACAAACCGACCGTAGATGAATATGGAACGGTCTGGCATCCTGTAGTACGCAAAGGACAATAGTATAGATTTGGTTAATCATAAATATAAGCAATTGAGAAATTTGAATATGGGCGTATGAATAATACGACTTTTGAACAATAAGGTAAATTATGTATTTAAATTTAAATACAAAAACAAATAATAAAGAGGAGAAAACCTAATGGCATTTCAAGTATCACCAGGAGTTCTCGTACAAGAAAAGGATTTAACTAATATAATCCCAGCTGTATCTACTAGTATTGGAGCATATGCTTTCAATTCTACAAGAGGTCCAGTAGGAGAGGTAACACTTATCTCTTCTGAACAAGATTTTGTTAGTGTTTTTGGAAAACCAACTGCAAGCAACTTTGAAGAGTATTTTACTGCTTCATCTTTCCTTCAGTATTCCAATGCCCTAAAAGTTGTACGAACAGAAAATACTGGTATAAAAAACGCTGTAACCAATTCAGGTACAGCACTATTGATCCGACACACGGATCATTATAGTTCTACATACTTAGCGGATGGTGCTTACACAGGAATCTCTGGCATTGAGTTTGCTGCTAGAACAGCGGGAGCTTGGGGTAATGGATTAAAAGTATCTGTTTGTCCTTCAGCGACTGCTTATGAAACAGAAGGCGTAACCACGGTTTCTGATTCAGCTGTAGCAGTAGGCGATACACAAATCACGGTAGCAAGTGGAACCAACATTGGTGTTGGTGACATTATATCTTTCTCATCTACGGCAGGAACTAACGACTATGATGACGGCCTAGAATACGAGGTTACTAATGTTTCATCTAACGATATTACATTTAAGAAAAAAGTAGGTACTGGTGGACTTGGAGCAATCTGTCCAAACGGTGCTAATGTAAGACGAAGATGGCAATATTATGACCAAGTAAATGGAGCACCTGGAACATCTCCAGATGTTGAAAAAGCAGGAAGAAGTAATGACGAGCTACACTTGGTTGTTGTGGATGCAGACGGTTCAGTAAACGGTACTAAAGACGAAGTATTAGAGATATACGAAAAAGTATCAAAGGCAAAAGACGCCAAGGATGCAGGTGGTTCAAATAATTTCTATGCAGAAGTTATTTACAGAAAATCATCTTTCATCTATTGGGGAGACCACAACTCAAACGGAACTAATTGGGGAGATTCTAAAACAGCAGCTACTTCTGCTTATACAGATGTTACCGCTCCTATCGCACTAACCTTCGCTGGTGGTGTAGATGGTACGGTTACTGATGGAGCAAGAAAGACTGCGTTTGAAAAATTTGCTGATTCAGAAACGGTTGATGTTGGATTAATAATGGCTGGAAACGCTTCCGCTGCTTTAATCGGTGATTTAATTACAATCGCTGAACAAAGAAAAGATTGTGTAGTGTTCGCTAGTCCTGAAAGGTCCGATGTAGTAAACATCACTTCTGCGATAACACAAACGAAAAATGTATTAGCATTTTTTAATACAATTCGTTCATCATCTTACATAGTTTTTGATAGTGGTTACAAATATACATACGACAGATATAACGATGTCTATAGATATGTTCCACTAAACGGAGATATGGCTGGCTTATGTGCTAGAACAGACCTAACTAACGATCCTTGGTTTAGTCCTGCTGGATTAAATAGAGGTATTATTAGAGGTGCTGTTAAATTGGCATATAGTCCTAATAAAACTCAAAGAGACGAGTTATATAGAGCTAGAATCAATCCTGTTGTTTCATTCCCTGGACAAGGTATTATCTTGTTTGGAGATAAAACTGGATTAACTACTCCATCTGCGTTTGACAGAATCAATGTCAGAAAATTGTTTATCGTATTAGAGAAGGCAATCGCTACTGCTTCTAAATTCCAACTATTTGAATTCAACGATGAGTTCACTAGAGCTGGTTTTAGAAATATGGTAGAACCTTTTTTAAGAGAAGTACAAGGTAGACGAGGTATCACAGACTTTTTAGTAGTGTGTGATGAAACTAACAACACAGGCGAAGTAATTGATAGAAATGAATTCATTGCTGAGATTTATATTAAACCAGCAAGAAGCATTAACTTTATCACATTATCTTTCGTTGCAAC